TGCTAAAGTTGTCGTAAAAATCTGGCATCATTGGTTCTGCTTGAACAGTTCTATTAACATCAGTACCATCTTCCATAATAGTCATTGCTGCAGGGTTCATAGTTGCTGGATTAAAATATAAAACTTCAGGATTTATGCCCGGCATATAATCTGTGTTAATTGCATAAGGTCTTTTTTGTCTAGAAATAACTTGCGGTTTTATATCGCCACCTTCGTTAAATTGTGTAAGACCTCCTGTAGCTGAATACAATATAGGCTCAGGTCTCATCATAGCTTCGTACTCTCTTTGCAATAAATCTTGTCTGTTGCCTTCCGCTAAATCTTCTTCATATTGCTCTTGTGCTTCTATCATTCCTAAGCCACTACCACCTATTCCCAAAGGTATATAAGCTGCTGGTTGTGCAGCACCTGAAGCTAAGTTATCAAATACAGAGGTAAACTTACCAAAACCTTCTGTTCCAGTTGTTGGAGTAAAAGCATCTTTAGCAGATGTAAGTAAACTTGTTGGAGGATTATCTAAAGCAAATTGTCTTGCTACATCTCCTGCTTGTATACCAGCCTCTTTAGCAGCTTGCGATACAACTTCTTCAGTACCAGCTTTCGCTACTTCTTCAGTTGCAGTTTTTGCTACTTCTTCTGTTGCAGCTTTGGCTACTTCTTCAGTACCTGCTTTTGCAGCTTCTTCGGCTGCTACTTTTGCAGCTTCTTCTGCAGTAGCTTTTGCTGTAGCTTGTGCAGCAGCTTCTGCACCTTTAGCGGCAGCACCAGCACCCTGTAATATAGAACCAAATCCATACGAAGTTAGACCAGCTAATAAACCTTTCTTTAAGTCTCCTTCTAATAAACCTGTTGCTAAACCTGAACCAAGACCAGCACCTACTGGTCCACCAAATACACCACCTACAATACTTGCAGCAATAGGGATTGCATCACGCAAGCCAAAAGCTTCAGGCAATCCTGTTTCTGGATTGACAGTCATTTGACCCATTTGTGCTAACCCACTTAATTCAGTTGGGTTCATATGCACAAGAGTAGAGTCTCCATATCTTCCTCTAGAAGCTATGTTTTTAACTTGGCTTTGGATATTATTCATATTATTCCTCAGATGTTTCACAGCCAAATGCGTTTATACTAAGATTAGCAGTAGACGCATATGCCCTTATTTTATCAGTTTCATTAAGGGTAATGCCAATCACTAATGTATCAGTTGTATTACCACTCAATGCTTTGTCGAAAATTAAATAGTCTTTTGTTGCAGTTGCTGAACCTTCGGTAGATACAGAAATTCTGTAGGTTGCTGCACCTGAATCTCTATTAGCTATTACTATTGAACTAACAGTAGTTTGTGTAGCTGAAGGTACTGTATATAAATCTGTTTCTGTAGTAGCAGCAGGAGCTATTTGTCCTAATACTTTTAAACTATCAGACATTTCCTTTAGTACCCATTAATAAAAATTGATGACGCTTTATTGCCTTAGATAATGTAGCAGTTCTTAATGTATCTACATTAGCTAAGTCATTAAAAATATCTTGTATTATTTGTTCTATAGTTCTTCTAGTCACAAATTCGTTTTCTAATTGATACTCTGTTTCTGGTAATGGTAAAGGTGGTGATGATTTAGCTGCCATTATTTTCTCCCATCAGAACGAATATCAAATCTAGAGTCGCCTAGTCTCCAACGAAAATCTCCAGATTCATTTTCAATGCGAACAGAAACTTGTCTTGTTCTGCCTCTTGTATTTGTAAACTGTGTGCTTGGTGTTAAAGAAATAGTAGATAAAGTTGAGCGACTTTCTGCTGGATACCTTCTACCTTTCAAAGTTAAATTAACAGTATCATTAGAATTGCTAGATTCTAAAAACTCTATGTCTGGAATTACTTTGCTAATAAACATAAATGATTCTCCATCTGGGTCTAAATCAATATCTGCTGATTCTATATAGGCACTAAAATCAGAACCATCTGCAGTATTCCCAGTTTCATGGTTGTAAAGATAATTATTTTGTGTGTTATCTAATTTGCCTGTAGCTAATGGAAAGTCTAACAAAGGTGCTGGATTCCATGCAGTTCTTGTATAGCCATCTGCAGTAGTTCCAACAGTCCAAACTTTTTCCGCATAGTTATAAGTCACATACTTATCTATCTCTGTACTACTTGCAGAAGGATAAAACCAAATAACTTCATTGTGAACTTGATTATGTCCTGCAAAAATTTTAAATCTTTGTGATTTATTTATGTCGCTAAAAACATGGTCTAGCACAGTACAAGGTATTCTTTCTATATTACCTGTAGCTCTGTAAAAAGCACCATCATCCATAAAGTAAACTTGACCACCTACTGCAACTCCTGCTTTAGGTGCAATCATTCCTATTCCTCTAGCTATTTCATTAAAAGAAAAATAAAAAGGACTACCGACAAATCTCATAGAAAAAATACTTGTATCAGTAAAAACTAATGTTTCTTGTCTTGTTTGTATAGCACCAATAATTTGACTACCTGATGATAGCTTTACTCCACCTGCTGAGTTTGTAGCTGATGGTGTCCAATCAACCATATTCTCTGAGTCAGACCATCTTACAAACAAAGGGTCTACTGTACTGCTTCCAATAGGATTACAACCCAAAGCTATTAAATGTCTATCTACATCAGAAGTCATAACTTGAAAAGCAGATATAGGACAATTACTTGCACCAGCTAAAGAACTTGCTAAAACTCCTCTAGTGCCTAAACCATTTGCTTTTTGCCAGATAAATAAAGGACCACCTCTAGGTATAGCTACTAAATCTTCTCCAAAATTATCTATACTCCATAATCTTAATTGACTAAAAACAGCAACAGGACTTGTACTACCCCAAGTGCTTTGACCCCATTGTCCTGCACCCCAACCAGTTCCTGCAACAAATACATCTAGACCTGAGCCATATAAATATGTTCCAACTGTGTTTGAACCACCACCACTACCAGTATGGTCTGAAGCTTGAGCTAAAGTGACTGTATAAGTATTAGTTGTTGTAGTTTGTATTTGATATTCTTGGTTTAAAACATCAGCAGTAATATTACCACCTACAGCTACCGCACCAGAAAAAATTACATAATCTCCGGGATTTGCATTATGTGCTGTGTCATTTACTGTTAAAGATGTAGAACCATTTGCTGCTGTAAAAGTCACATCACCTGCAGCAGTTGTATTATCAACAGGTGTAATATCATAAAAAGTATTACCTTCTTGAATGTACCATTTAAAATGTGTGCCTAATGAATTGAAAGAAGCAAGAGTAGAAGTTTTATATGTATGCAATGCTCTGCAAGTTCCTAAAAAACTATTGGTTGAATTTTTAGACCAGCCTCCTATTTTTTCAGGTTTGCCAAATCTAAATCTAATTTTATCAGAGTCTCTCCAACCACCTTCATTTGCATATGAAGTTAGCTCTTTATTTATTCCGGGTCTAAATTGATATTTAACTAATGCCATTTATACTTCGTGCCAAGGCTCTCCTTGAAAAAGTAAAGCTTCTGCTTCTCTTCTTCTAACTAATCCTTGTAATACTTCTCCTCCTGCCTTGTTCCATCTTTTTATTTGATATGGAACTTCTTCATACATTTCTTTATTTAAAACTTTAAGCATAGTAGAACTAGCTAAATTTGTTGGTCCTAAGTTATATGTCCAACAAACTAAAGCATCAAATTGACATTGCTCTAAATCAACATCAACTAAATCTTCTACATAGCCTTCAAACTCTTCAAGTTCTATTTCTAAAAATGCTTCTGCTTCTTCTTTAGATATTTCCATACCTTCAAATACATCTTTAGTGTGACCCCAACCTATAGTCCAAACTCCAACACTATCTTGATAAGCTGTAAGTTCTAAGCCTTCAAATTTTTTTATAAGGGCAATACCCTCTTTAGATATTTTCATTTTCTTATTCCTCGTTGGTAGTGACTTTTCTATAGTAGACCACCACTTCTTTAAGCTCATTTATATACCTCTTAAGTTCTTGCATATTGTAAGCCATTAACTCATAGTCAGGAATTGACATAGCTACAAATACTATACGACCTTCCTCTTTTTTTACTCTTTCTAAAAACTCATCAACATTAAGCTCTGATACTACAAACCAATAGGGTTCGTTTAAATCTATCTCCCTAGGCATAACTGGTTGAGCTATGGTTCTTTTGAGAGGTTTGCTTATTACATCTACTTGTTTAGGAATCAGGCTGCAACTGTAAGCCATCATCGAGACCATCAATAATACGACTATCTGCTTCAATGCCATCAAATACTTCTTTAGTTCCATTGTTCACCCTCTTTTCTATCAACCCCGGTTTAGCTGCTGCTAGCTTGCTAAGATTGTGTCTTTTAAAAATATCAAGATACCTATTCATCTCTAGTTGGATTTCTTGATTTCTTGATTGAAGTTCTACTAA